TGTTTTTGTCCTTTTATAGGCTCTAAAGAAATAGTTTTTATTTTTCTAGTGTGTTTATACTTAGGGTCTGCAGCTTTAAGTAAATATTTAAAGGGAAAGTCTTTACTCATATTAAACGAAGTATTTTTATCAAATTCAAAGAAAGAAATCTCAATGTTTTTAGTAAGTTCTTCATCTACTATTTTGTCTAATTGTTTTGTTGAAACTGCATCACCTTTATATGCAAAAATAGATCCATCCTTGTATTTAATATCTTTTGCAAACTTAGGAGTGGTCTTATATAAAAAATTATTTATAGTATCTAATTGTTCGTCTCGAAGATCGGGTTTATCCACAAGCATAAATTGTCCAGATATTGAATCATTTGCTTGATCAATTAATTCAAACCCTCTATCAGATCTTGTGTTTCCATATGGACCTTTTAATCCTATCTCGTTCATCCAATTTTGTTCTGACAGATATAAATACTCTATTTTTACTGCATCTTTAGGGCTTTCATTTCTTAAAAACAAAACCTCTGACGGTGTTAAATCACTGTATTCTCCGTAATAAGGTTGCTTAACCATAAAAGAAGTTCGAGTGTCAAGTTCAGCTTGTTCTTCAGGACTTATTCTACCTCTTCTTGACTGTTCAGCATAATTTCTATCTAAAGCGTCTAGTGCGCTTTCAGCTTTATTTCTTTTATTAAAATTAGATAGCATAAGAGCATCACTAAGTATCTCTCCTTCTCTAACTGAATGAGCTTCTTTCTCAAAGTATTCATCTGAGTAGTTAGGTTTTTTAGGTCTATTATTATAACCTAATGCATTAGGACCTTTTAAGTCACGCATAGCATCAGTTTGAAACTCTGACATGAGAATTTCTTTAATACCATCATGTGTAGTGTAAACATCTCCTCTAGCGTGAGCTAAAGTCGGACCTGCTTCTTTATTTATAGAATGAGTTAGTCCTATATTTTTATCTATAAAATTAGCTCTTCCCTCATACGTATCGCTACCCTTAACAAAAACAGGATTAACATTTATAGATAATTCAAAACTATCAGAAGGGTTATCAGGATATTTTTGTGCTAAGTCTTCATCATTTATAACATTTTTAATGTTTTGTCGTTGTGTTTGAGAATACGACCAATCCTTATCTTTATCATAAATAGTATTAACAGAAGCATTTTCTTTTTTTAATCTGTTTAAAGTGTCAGATTTAGTTTTAATATTAGCTGTAACTATAATACCTTTATCTTCTAATAATTTATTAAGGTCTTTATTAGTATATGTAGTGTTGTCATCTAAGTTAAAACCTATAAACGCTGCTTCTTCTTCGTTATAATTTTTTACTTTGTTTAATTTTTGTTTAATTTGTTTACCTAACATTCCTGTATTTTTTATATTTAAGGAACGTAAAGAAGACTCTATAGTACTATAAAAAGGCATCAACTCTGTAGATGCAGATTCAGGGATGGCAGTCTCAGACCTACGTATAGTAAGATCATCTCCTCTTGGTCCTGTTCTAGGATTATTTACAACAGGTTTAAAATAAGGATTATCTGCTTCGGGTTCAAATCTCTGAAAGTCGTAAGTAATGTCTCCTGTACTTTCTGAAAAAACTTCTTCTTTAGTTTGTATTTCACTTTTAGAACCACTATAAAACCTAGGTTCAAAATTACTGTCAAAATTATATTCATCTTTAACAGGAAAACCTTCAGCTATAGGATATCGCATTCTATCTTCAGCAGTATAGGGATCTAGTATCTGCCCTTCTTTAATAAGTCTATCTTCTCCTTCTGAAGAAACTGTAGTTTTAAATAAAGGATTAACTTCTCCAAAATCAATAGGAGCATCTAAGTCATTTTTACCTATATCCTTACCCTTAACGCCTAATAGTATATCTCTAAAACCATTAGCGAATTGTCTAGCTAGTTGACCCATTATTGTACGTTCCCACTAAAGCCTTGTTCACCTGGTGCTGCTGCACTTCCTATTCCTATATTAGAACCTCCACCGCCTGTCATATCAGTAGTAGCTTGAGGAGCAGGACCTGCAGCAGGTGCGCTTCCACCAGCAGGATTAGGAGTAGGAGGTACTCCTGCTTGAGGAGGTACTCCAGCAGGTTCTGGAGGTGCTTGAAAGCCTTTAAGTATTTCAGCTTGTATAGCTGCGTCTTGTAAAGAGTTAGTTACTTTATCTGGATCTAAGTCCATACTAACAGCTATTTCACGTATAATGTAATCCATCTTAGCGAAAGGAGCTAGTATCGGGTTCTGTGCTACCTGTAAGAACTGCATCAATCGTTGACTACGTACTTCGTTAGCCATCAATGATTCAGTACCTTGCGCTTTAACGTCTAAGTCACCCTTTATTTCTGGATCATAATCGAACTGCATATTAAAGTTAAAGAATGCTTTACCTAATGGGTTAATCAAGTAGTCATCTACGTTCTTTATAACAGTTCGTATAGAACCATTAGCTGCAGACATAAGCATAGAAATCCCAGAAGCAGTTCTCCCCACTCCAGAGACACCTGTTTGCCCATGCGCGAAAGACGGGAACCCTGTACTTTCATCGGCTAACACCCTTGCTTTATCAAATAGTTGCATATTTTCTTGGGCTACATTAGGGAACTTAGTGCCGAAGATGGCTTGTCCTGGCGCACCACCTTGCCTACGAAACGTCTTTCCTGGATACACACTTAGGTCTTGCCCAGGTACTAAGTTAGTCTCGTCTACTTCTATAATTAAGTTACCTGACAACGCAGCATTATCAATAGCCATACGCATGAAGCCATTCATCAAGGTCTGTGTGTCATCCATGTTTTCAGCTATGCCTACACCGAAGAAACTATAAGGTGATACTTCATACGGCACAGCGTAGTACGGAATATAGGAAGGCTTGAATGGGTTCATAACTAAACGCAGTACTTCGTTGTTACATATCCATATGTTTACGTTTAGTTGCTCTGCGTCTTTTAGCTCTTTAGGTATATCTATTTCGTGTTCTTCTAATATCTCTCTATCTACAAAACCCCAGAACTCTAGTACTTCGTAGCGTTCAGCTTGTGAGCCGTGTTCTGCTTCTTCCATAGTTTGTTCCCACCACTTTTTAGTGTAGGACTCACCCATGTTTAAAGACATATCTATAGCGTTTTTACGGAAGAAGGGTCTATCTTTTAATGCTCTCATCTGTGATCGAGACATCTTATGTCGTTCTACTACATATTCAGCTTCATCCATGTTAGCTGCATCAGGATCAGGGTAGAAGTTCCATATAGATACGTTGCTAGTTGAAGGTACAGTTTTAATTGTAGGATTATATTCACCACCTTCATCCCAGTTAGCGTATTCTTTAGATACAGCAAACGGACCTTTCATTATACCCGTACCAAATAGAGCTAACTCAAATGCTGCTAACCTTAATTGTTTGTTAGCACCAGACTCTTCTAGCTGGTCGTGTATTTTTTTCTGCATTTTCTTAGCTGCAACTAACGCAGGATGAAAAGTAATACTTGTAGGTGTAGTACCTGGACCTTCAACAAGTTTTTCTTCTACGGGTTCTAACTTATTTTGTAATGCACCTAATCTGTCTTTAATAGAATTAATTGTGTCACCTGGTTCTAGTGTATTATCAGGCGAGAAAGTAGGTCTATTAAATGCTTCTTTTATCTCCTCTATGCCTTGTTCTGCTTTAGGATCTGCATCAAAATGCACTGTATCAGCTACACCTTCAGGTAAGGTAGTAGGGTCTACACTAAGAGGAAATTTATTATTACCGAACAACACGTCAATGACTTGCCCGTATGCTGCAAGTGTTTTAGTTTTAGTTACTTTAACGAATACACGAGAACGTTCTGTGTCAGTAAACTGTACATCAGGGCCATACAAACCTCTGTAGTTTCTGTAAGCTTGTAACCAACGTGTCTCATCATTTTGTCTAGCGTCTTCTGCTTTACTAAACTTACCCTCAACAAAATTAGCTATTCTACCTACTGACGGGTCTACATTATCTTCCGTTTTTTTAGCGTCATCTATAAAGGAAGACTCGTCAGATTCAATGTTGTATTCTAGATCATCTTCAGCCATATGTTAATATCCAAATGTTGTATCTGACGCTTGAAAGCCAGAGCGTTGTGTAGCAGGATTAAAATCCCATAATGAACTTCTTGGTCTTGTCATAACACCATATCGTAAGGCATCGTATAAGTGGTCTTCTGCGTGTGTATCTACATCTTCAGGATTACGTTTGTCTAAAGGTAAACTAGGTACTTGCGCTATTGTATTAGTACAACTAGAAAAAAACACTAACCTTGGTTCTTCTGTAAACTCGTCTACCTGTAGCCTTCTATGTATTTCGTTTTTACCTGATACACGAGAGCCTTTACTTCTGTCGGATGGTCGCCATCTGCAACCCTTCATGTTCATCTGTTCAGCTAAACTAGGTCCTGTGTCGCCTCTGTTGTGCCACAGTGAAGAGTCTAACACACCATATCTAATTGTACCATCTTCTTGTTCTACGTCAAGTATCATGTCAGCTAAATCTGTAGCTGTAACTTTAGTAACATACATTTCTCTGTATACTACTAACTGTTCTGCTGGAGTTACAGCTATCCATACTACACCAGTCCAGCTACCGTATCCGTAGTCACACGCTCTAAATCTAGTCCAACTCTTAGGTATAGTGTACGGATCTACTACGTGTATGTTACGGTTAAACTCAGGGAATGCTGCACCTTCGTTTACATCCCAGTTACCTTCTAGTAGTTGCTTACGTTGATGTTCAGGTAGAGATAGAAGCATCGCTTCGTAGTCACCACCCTCTGACAAGTAAGGATTATCAAACAAACTAGCAGGTATAAACCTACGTTTAAATAAAGGCTGTCCTTCGCGGCTGTGACCTTTAGGGTATATTAATGTATCGCCTGACTCTATGTTTGTAGCCCAGAAAGGATCTTTAGCTGGACTAGGGTCGATAAACATCTTCTTAACCCACTGATGTCCTGCACCTCCTGGGTTGGTAGTTGCTCTCATATACAAACCTAACTCGTCAGAGTGTGCGCTCCTGAGTCTTGATCTCATATAATTCCAAGCGTAAGGAGTACTCCATTGTGTAAGTTCGTCAAAACCAATCCAATTGAAAGCCTGACCTTGATAACGCATGACATCCATGTCTTTATCGAGGTAAGACATCCAGAGTCTACCACCTCTAGGGGAAATCCATTGGCTTTTTCGTTCAGACCACTTAATTCCTGGTATTGCTTTAGGATATAGCTCTTGGCTTTTCTGTATAAGCTCACGTAGTTCCTCTGTCGTGTGTCGGACTAATAAACCACTAAAATTAGGGTTATTTAAGCCGTGTAAGGGGTCAGCAAGCATCGCAAAACTTTTTCCACCACCTGCTGCGCCCCCAAATAGTACTTCTCGCTCTGAAGAAGATAAGAAATCTGTTTGTGGTCCTGCGTTAGGAGAAAACACTACGTTTTGTAGCTCTTCTACAGGTATTTCTGATGGTATAGGCGTAGCTGCTACTGTTTTAGGCTGTTTCTTCTCTGTAGGAGTAGCTGCCGATACCTTTTTCTTCGAGTTTTTGGATTTCTTCAAGCGTTTCTTTGAGCCTTCTGGCAAGTTCGCGTTTAATTTTAGCTGATCTCTTACGTTTTTGCTCAACTTTTATTCGCTTTCTTAAACCTTCACCAGAAATATAACGATTAGTTTGTTTAGTTAACCAAATAGCTACATCTTTGTAAGCATACTGCTTTAAATGTCGTTTAGCAAGTTCTAATGCTTCTAGTTCTATAAATACAGGTTGTAAAAGTTTATCGTTAGCTTCATCTATTGTGTAACCGAAAGGTATGGTACGACTTACACGCGCTATAGTGTGCCATTCTTTCTCTTTACCTTTATTAGGTTTAGGTAATTCCCAGTACCCTAACCCTGTATATCTTGTACGCATAGTATAGTACTGTATTTATCTTCTTTTAGCTGTTTTTGTTCTAGGAAAAGACCTATTTGATGCTTTAGTAGACATCTTAAGGTTCTTACGGCTATTGTTTAGTGGGTTATTGTTTTTATGAGCTACATCTCTGCCGTCATTCTTCTTAGCTACACCACCAGCTACCATTTTAGCTCTTGCAGTGTTGCGAGATGCACGTTTCTTTATCTGTGCAGGTTTACCTTGGTAGTTTTTGTATTCACTCTTATAGTTTCTATTCATTATTACCCTCTTTAGGTGGTAAATAAAATACACTACTAGATGCTTGTATGTCTACTTTATCAGTCTTAATCAAACCAGCCCTATCTAACACATCTTTAGCTGCAACCATCTTCTCTTTTATACCTAGCTCTGTAGGGTCGTTCACAGCGTTACCTAGCGCAAAAGCTGCACGAGGCGCAGTTCTAGCAAAATATGAGCGTGTAGCGTCTAGTATCTCTTCTTTGAGCGACTCAACTATAATACGTGTAGGTGTATTATCGCTGTAGCCTGATAGCTTCTTAGCTAGGACTACATCACCTGCTGCTTGATCGAACAGTACCTCTAAGAAGTTCTGTTGGTTTTCCGTTAATTGTCTAGCCATAACTACGCTGTTACCTTTTTTCTTCTTCTACCTGATGCTGTCACTGACCAGTTTACTCTTTTAGATGACGTTTTTTTAGCTGCTTCTTTTTTAGTTATTCGTGAAGCTACGTTAGCAGGTCTACAAGCAGGGTATGGTCTGCCTTTATCTTTTTTACCACTACGACCACAGGGTTTACCTGTTTTTACGTCACGCCAATCTTCTTTAAACCATTTGCGTAAACCACCCTTATAAGAACTAGTTTTTGGTTTTGTTTTTCTAGGGGCCATTACGCATACCCACCACCACGTTTTTTATATGTTCTAACTAACCAAGCATTAGCGTAAGCAGAAGGATAGACTTTAAATTTACTTTTAGCTTCTGATTTTACTGCATTGTATAGTTTTTTATTACTAGGGGTAGGTGAACTTGTTTTTTTAGATTTTGCTGCCATAGTTATGATTTCTTTTTTCTAAGTTTTTTTTGTACTGTTTTAGATAACTCACTAAGGTGGTATAACTTTTTACTATTCTTATTGTGTGTTTTACCTGTATGCAATACACCGTTAGACATTTTATGCATACCACCTGTATGAACTGTACCGTCACGAAGATAATGTTTTACGCCTTTCATGTCAGCTACCACACTGACATTTATCGCAACAACTACAAGGCATATTAAGTAAGGATCTTATTAATCGTTTAATGTAAGCCATGTTACTCTGCCCCACCTTTTTCTTTTAGCACTAAGCCAAATATACCACAGATAATACCTGCCCAAGTAAATACAGGGTTACTAAATAATATACCTAAACCAACACCAGCTACAGCAACTGCTAGGTAGCTTGAAGGTTCTTTTAGTCTTCCTTTAATCCAATCCATAGTTGTTATTCTCCTATTGTTAATCTTTTAATGTCACCACGACAGATACCTAAATCGTTTAGTTCTCTTTCTGTCATATTCATTAGCTGCCAGTATGCTGTTTTGTTTTCTGTGTATGTTTTATATATGTTAATTAATCGTCTGATCATTTTGTATAACTCCTCTTTAATGACTAAGGAAGTTATACCATATTTAGTTATATCATAAAAATGCTATTATTGCAACCCCGATATGATCTAAGCTGTTTTACCTAATGACTTTAACTTAAAACAGTGTGTTGCTACATACACTTTATTCTTACTTAGTGCCTTACCCATTTTAGTTACACTGTCTGAACACGCAGGTTTGTCTTGAAACAAACCTCCCGTTCTAACCATTATATCGCAGGTGTCAGCTTCTAGTGTAATACAGTGAAGTATGACAGCTAACCACATTACTTTTTCTTTTTACTGTTGTAGAACATACCGCCACCACGATAGTCCGACATACCTTTTTTAGACATACCACCACGGTTCATCATTTTAAAGTCTGAACCAGATATTTTACCATCTTTGTTTTTATCTAATTTAGATTGACCGCCTGACATATAACCCATTTTCTTTTTACCGTACATTATACCACCTTTGTTTTTACCTAGTGCTTTTCGAGTAGCCATTATTAAGTCATACTCTTTCTTAGGTATCA